GTGCAAGATAAAATTGATATCGAGAATTAGTTGGATCTTTTGCTATTTCTACTTCTAATAATTCTGCATCTTTTGAATATTTTTCTACCTGACTAATATTTACATTTCTTGCTCCGAGAGTACGAGCTTCTAAATGATATTCTCCAAATATTTGTGCTTGTGTAAGTGGTTGTCTATTTGGACAAGCTGCATATTCGTGTAGAACACCGGCATACATCCATCCAATACCAGTCTTAAAAATCTGATTTCTCCACCATACACAAGTTTCTCTTCCGCACTTAATTGCATAAGCATCATTATTCAAATTTTTTCCATTTGGATAGGCAAATTCACCAAGAATGCGGTCGTCCGCATCAATCATCCAAGCATAGTCTGCTTTTCCATCACATAGAGTCAATGCTTCAGTACGATTGTGACCGAAATCAATCCAAGGTCTTTCTATTAATTCTCCAGGAATTCCCTTCTCTGCAAAATAGTTTCGAATTAAATCCTGCGTTCCATCTGTAGATCCAGTATCAACTACAACCCAATAGTCGATATGTTTCCAAATAGAATCTAGGCATTCATGTATGATGTGCGTTTCGTTTTTAACGATCATTGAGAGACATACTGTAGACATTTCACAATTCTCCTATACGGTTATTTATGCTCGGCGATCCAAGATTCCAAAGAAACTTTGGGATTCCATCCTAATTGTATATTTGCTTTGGATGCGTTGGCAAGTGTAATACGAGATTCTCCAATACGAGCAGGAATATTTATAGTATTCCCACCTAATAAAGAAGCAATTTCGTTCACAGAATGATTCTTGCCTGTTCCAATATTATAAGTTTGTCCCCATTCCCATATACGATATTCTATTTCATTCTGAATCGTATACTGTGGTGGAGAGAATTGTGATGCTAGAACATTTGCTTCTACGACATCGCTTACATGAGTAAAATCACGGCGTTGATCTCCATCGCCTACAATCGTCATAGGCTCACCTGCGGCTCGTTGACGCAGAAAAATACCAATCACAGGAGCATATTGTCCTTTGAGTGGTTGACGCTCTCCGTACACATTGAAATATCGGAAAACGACTGTTTCCAAACCAAACAGTCTTGAATACATTTTACACATTTCTTCTCCCGCAGTCTTTGTAACAGAATACGGATTCAGGCAATCGTTCGACATTGTTTCTACGAGCGGTGGAGTATTTTTCATGCCATACGCTGCAGAAGTAGACGAATACATGACTCGTCCTACTCCTGCCTCTCTAGAGCATTGTAGTACGGTTGCTGTTCCCAACACATTTGTATGAACTGCCTTGAGAGGATTTTCGATGCACGGCTGAATTCGTGCTTCGGCAGCAAGATGAAAAACTCTTTCTATCCCATCATAAAGTGGACGGGTAGACTCGTAATCTGTGACATCGTACTTGTAGTTTTTGGCTGCGGGATTCCAATAAAACTGTTCGTTGGCATCAGATGATTCGTTGTCGATCACCGTGACTTCGTGACCGTCTTTGACTAGACGATCCACCAAATTTGATCCAATAAATCCTGCTCCGCCTGTTACTAATGTTTTCATTGTTGTAATTCCTTTTCACTTCTAATTAAAGCAGATCCAACCACTTGGTGCATGTCATAATATTTGTAATCTGCCAAACGACCGCCTAATATGTATTTGCTATCATCTATCCTATTCTTATATTTTTGTAATAGTTTATTATTTTTTTCGTCATTCATTGGATAAAATTTCTCTTTGGTTTTATCCCATGCTTGTGGGTATTCACGAGTAATAATTGTATGTTTTTGTTTTCCAAATTCAAAATGTTTATGTTCACATATACGAGTAAATGGTACACTTTCTTCTGTGTAATTGAACACAGCATTTCCTTGAAAATCCCCCATCATCTTCTCATGCTCAAATCGAAGACTACGCCATTCTAAATGACCACAATCATAATCAAAAAATTCATCAATTGCTCCAGTGTACACAATCTTTCTTGCCATGGAATCAAAGAAGTTTTTATCTTTTAGATAATCAACATGAAGTAATATTGGAATATTATTCAGTAATTTTTCAAAGAGTGAAGTGTATCCTCCTATCGGTATTCCTTGATACCTATCCTCAAAATAATTATCATCATATGTGAGTCGTATTGGAAGTCTTTTTATGATAGAAGAAGGCAAATCTTTTGGATCACATCCCCATTGCTTTTTCGTATATCCATATATGAATTTGTTGTATAATTCTTCTCCTACTTGAGAAAGTATCCATTCTTCTAAATTTGAAGGATTAGCACACGGAATCCTAACAGTTTCTAATTTGGCACTAGCCTCTTCAGGAGTACAAACCCCCCACAATTGATATAATGTAAAAAGATTGATTGGGAAAGAGTAAACCTTATCCGAATGATGTACCTTTGGACGATATACAAAATGATTAAACTTAGTCCACCTGTTCATATATTCCCACACCATTTCGCTGCTTGTGTGAAATATATGTGGTCCATATTCGTGGACATGAATACCGTTTTCATTTCTGGTGTAACAATTTCCCCCTATGTGAGATCGCTTATCAACGATCAGACATTTAGCACCATAATCCGTCATTTGTCTAGCAAATATCGAGCCAAATAGACCAGAACCAACGATTAGATAATCAAGCATATCAATGTCCTCGGTCGTTGATTATGGTTCTTTCTAGACGACTTGGTTCGTGTGTTTTATGAGTCATAATATAATACCATAATTGTTCAAACATTATCCCCAATCGCAAATCATCAAGGAGAACCTGTTCCATCAACAGTCCATGACATTTTTCATAGAATTCAAGTGAATTACGAAGGATTGACTCTTTGGGTACAACAAATTGCGCCGACATGGTATGTTCCATTCTATCTGGTAAAGGAAGATCTATAGCGTACCAAGAAGAACAAATATGCAACCATACACTATTGTCAGGACAACCTTTGTATAACACATTCCTGTAGTACGGATTATTCAGAGACCAAAATTCTTCCCCCTTATATTCTTGAAGGGCTTCGAGTATGGTCTTGTCCTGATGCCATGCCGTATCGTGTCCATGACAGAAAGCAACATGATTTGGAAGATTGTGATAGTTATCTATAATATATTTTAAATAAGACGAAGATTCTTTTCCTTTATTTGCAAGAACAACCACACGATCTTTGGGTATTAAATATTTGGAAACTTCCTCTTGGTTTTTAGAATAAACAAAGAAATCATATTCGGTTTGATTCAACAACCAATTAAGATTTTCGGAATAATGAGATGCTAGAATGAGTGGCTTTATCATATATTTTTCCATTTAATTGGGTGATCGGTACATATTCCATATATTTCACAAGGAAGAATTGTTTCTTCCGGTGTTCCATGAATGACCGTTATCCCATTTTGTTGATAGTTTCTTGGAAAACACCAAGGAATTCTTTTACTGGTTAATGTGAATCGGTCATTCTCGTGCCAAAAACAATGCGCTCCGATTTTTAACATTTCAGATAACGCCTCTTTATTTTTTGCATGACACCAAATCTTATGATTCACTAAAAATAACTTATCAATTTCATATGATGGCTTGTCATGACCAAGATAAAACCTACCATCAGCCCACCAAACATCAATCTCAACATCATACCCATTATCTATGGCTGTTTGAATATATGATGGGTGATTTTCCTGAGATGGAATTCTTCCGTTTAAATTTCCTCTATGTGATATAATTTTCATAAATTATTTGTAGATTTAGACAAGAATGACTTTAGATCTTCGGGAGTTCCAATTCCATACATTTCTTGAACAAAAAACGGAATCACGGTTTTTCCACTTGAAATCATTTCATTATATACAGGTGCAATATAAAACTCGTTATTAACTCGAATGTTTTTAGAAATCATGCGTTCGGCTGCCTCAACAAAATCTCTACCCTTTCGATACCAATAAATACCACAAGTGGCAATATTTGAGATAGGAATCTTCTCTGCAACATAAGTAACCAAACCACAATCATTAATTTTAGCAAACGACCATTTTGGATGAACAGAGTTGAATGTGAAAATAATTCCATCAGTTGCGATCATGTTTTTTATTGTTAAAAAATTCTCTGGGCGGTATTTTACTATCTGATCTGAGTTGGCAATCAATATATCTTCATCTGTATCAATCCATTCCTTTGCCAAAAGAGCAGTACAGGCGGCTCCTTCGGTAATCGAATCCACTTGAATTATCTTGAATCTACTATTTGTGATTCTATCTAATGTCGTATATAATCCATCGTATTTCTCAAGATGATCCTTGCGGACTAGAAAGATATACTCGGCATCAAAATCTAAGTTTTCAACCACCCCTTGAATCATCGGTTTGCCATTCACATCTACAAGTGGCTTTGGAAAAGTATAACCTTCTTTAGCAAATCGACTGCCCTCTCCTGCCATAGGTATGAGTATTTTCATATTATTGATCCTTGTTTGTGGTTATATACTTATCATTCATTACAGATGGGGTTTTAACGCAAACTATTGTACAATCTGTATGAAAAACAGGATCTGCTATTTCTCCTGGATCAAATACAAATATATCTCCTGATATCAATACTGTTTCCTGCAAGGTCATCTTTCCTAAAACAAGCACATTAATTTCCTTTGCAATTTTGTGATAATGTGGTTGCCATATTTCTCCCGCAAGATGGATCTTTACTGACACCTCAAATTGATCTGTTTGATGAACGGATGGTTCAAACCCACCAATAAACCACCCTCCTTTCATATCCTCTAAACGAGAAACTTTCATCGCACATACTCCATGTAGTTTTTTAAAGTAACCTCACTAGAGTTTTTGACTTCCCACAGAAATTGTGCCTTTGAAGCCAATGCTGCTTTTTTTCCATTAGGAGAATCCTCAACACACAAACAAACTGACGGATCAACTCCAAGTGCATTTATGGCAAAATTATAACAATCTGGATGTGGTTTATTTTTTTGAACATCCCCATTACTCACAAGTAAATCTATGAATTCAATTTGACCTGTTCGACGAAGCATTGCTGTTGCCGTGGTGTGTATAGAATTGGTGACGCAGGCTATTTTAATATTTTGACTTTTCAAATATGAATGCAGTTCCTGCTTTTCCAACATCGTTTCGGCTCTTTCTGCTATAATTTTAGAAGTATTGATTTGTTTTAGTTCTTCTATCCGCAAAGCAATTTGGTCTTTTATCCCAAGCATCCGCAACTTCACTGCTGTGGGCAACCCATTATATTTGTTGATATGATCCTCTCGTGATATTTTGCCCCCAATTATATCCTGCAGGGCACTATTGAGTGCCTCATAATGCCACTCACAAGCATCAACTAAAACACCATCAAGATCAAAGAGAACACATTGAATATTCATGTTGTTCCTTTTTCTAATAGTAGTTGGATATCTGATGCATGACTATTATATGGTCGAAGTGAATGAAAATCAATATGTGTCCCTGAACCAAAAGTTTGTAATCCAATGTTGGATCTAATCCGAGACCTACATAGTCTGTTCTGTTGAAGGATTCTATTGTTTGTATTTACTATTCCTCCTGCGAGATAATACTCTCGCATAAGCGAAGATGAATACATCTCATCTATCCCCCACATACCACCATTACCGGCACTTGCTTTCTGCAAATGAACTTCAGGTGTGTGTGCAAAACCAGTTTTATATTCGCTATAATCTCTAGTAACGATTTTATTCATCTCTTCTATAAAAGAATCAGAGAATGAATAAACTTGATTAATAATTTCTGATGTTGCTAGATGATAACAGACAGGAACTGAAGCCCCCTCATATTTCCAATGATCAAAGTTTCCGACACAATAAGCGTCTGCATTCAGATGAGTGTACGAATCAATTCTTGGGTTTGCGTCTTCCAAGAAAAATTTACGAGACAGAGGAAACATATCAATATCACTTATTAAACACATTTTTTTTGGAAATAATTTAGTTACCCAAAATCTTCCCCATGTTGCAGCCACATAATCGGGAAATCCTTCACTTGTATCTTGATACACAATAGTACCATATTTTTCAGATAACATAGGATTTTTGTTACCATAATAAAAAAGAACTGGATGAATTCCGAATCGTTCTGACCAATGACGAGATACAGGATTCCAAAATTCCCAATACATTGGATCATCATTACAAGAAAGTGTTACTATATCAATCATGGGTTATCTCAGTGTAAATACACGATCTTCTATATATCCCTTATCAAATTGTCTTCGCAACAAAACTGTATATTCAAATCTATTCGTTGAAATTTGTACATTATGGTGTCTGTTTAAAATTTCAGAATGACATTGGACACCATCTATGGAATACTTTTCTATAAAATCATACAACGAACAATAATGAGACATTATATTTTTTGATCCAAAAGCCATCATATCAAACATTCCACCACGCCAATCACCACCAACAGGAACATTCAACATATTCATATCGAATGTTTTCAGATACAATGGATTTGTGTACTTTACATCGTATCGTGTTTTAACAACACAATCATAATCTCCACATATTAAATTAAATACTTTATTAATATTTCTCCATTGGTAGAATATTCCTTCTACATTAGTTTCGATGGGTTTGTTTGTGTGACATAGTTTTGAAATATTAAGCACGATATCATTTTTATTCTCTATTATTATTTTTTTGGGAGAATACATTCGCAAAACTTCAGATGTATCATTATCATCGTACATATGTAGAAAAATATCACATTCGTTTTTAGAAAGAATATTTGATTCTAATGAAGGATAACATTCCCTAAATGTTCTTGGTTCGCCTGATAACAGTATTGCTATTTTCATTAAATTGTGTTCCGTCTCTTACGATATCTTGATGTTCTTCATTCTTTATGATCGTTGAGTATCACTTGCAGATCGTATTTATTACTGACTACCGTCGTCTTTATATTGAACATATCATATTCATACACAGAATTAAAATGTCCGTCTAATTTTTTCCAACCATATGAAGGCTCTTCAGTATCATGAAAAATAATAACATCAACCTTATCTTTCAGAAGAAGAATATCTACTATGCGTCGTTCTCCAGGAGCATGATCTATGAATGCAATTGTCCATTTCTTGTTCCAATCAACAATATCATATACCAAATCCCAATTCATATTTGGAATAAAATGTAAATTGTGATTCGGTTTTTTCCACAAATTTTTTCCGTGAACTCCAGACTTCATCATATCATACCACGATTTATTCGATTCAAAGGAACATACTTCTCCATCAACAAGTGTACACAGAAGGGGACTTGATCCCATTCCAGTTCCAAATTCAATAATATTTCCTCCAAATTTAGAAATGCATTTTGCAAGAATAGGAATATGTGTGAGATTAGGGTCTATCATTTTATATGTTTTACTTTCTCTAATTGTAGCATAGCAACATCAGATTCGCTATTATATTTGTCGTTCTCATCAAACACTTGACCAACAAACCAAACTCCTCCATTGTCCGCTCCACGACTTGCCGCAGCGGGAAATGGTTCAGGAGTAAATATACCATCATGCACTGTGGTTGTCAAGTCACCTTTTGTTATTTTATTCCACACCCAAGAAGTTAAAAATCGCTGATCCTGACCTTTTGCTAAAGTCGGCGTGAACTTATATATTTCTTCACGAATACCTGTGAGTTTGCCTCCAACCACTCCCCACATACCACCCAAAATGGGAGTTCCATGATACGGATGATCTCGCATTATATGAAAGTCTGTGCCTTGTGAGATCCATTCATCAATAGCCAATACTTCTCGTCGAGACAATCGTGAATCTGTGTCTCGGCAAATCATTCTCTCTACACCAACTTCGTCGGCAGGATAAAACCGATGAAACATTCCACGACTATCAGTCGAATCGTAATCGCCGTCCACTCTACGAACAATAACATTTGATCGTGATTCTAATTGTTGAACGATGTCCATTGGAACGCTGTTCCAACAATAAAACACACAAGTCCATTCCGGCAACAACTGCAATGCCAAATCAGCATTGCGTACTGCACCAACCGTGTATGTTGGATTTGTTCCCCAAAGACTAAATGATATTACTTTCATTGTTGCTCTTGAGGAACGAGTGATGTGGTTGTCTGTGAACTATAGATATATCCGTGAAGTGAATCTTCAATATGATGCTCGGTCTGAATCTTTGGATATAATCGCATCAACCAATCAATATCTTCTGTGGATTGTCCATTGACTCCGTGTACTGCTCGGAAGTCTTCACTCTGCGCAATATCTCGTTTCCATACACACATATGATATGGAGGACGCTTAATATCTCCAAGAGATCCTTTATTATTCCTCCATAATTGTCCGTGAGGATTTCCGATTCCGAAATGCACATTCATCGGTTCTCCATTAATACTGCACCATTGATTAAATGAGATGCAGTCAATACCATTATGAGTATCAATGGCTGTAAGAATCTTCGTCATATATTCTTTACTGACTGCATCGTCATCGTCCAAGAACGCAATATATTTGCCTCGTGCTATTTGCAGAAGATCATTACGTTTCTCTGAAATGCTTTTAGATCGGTTATCTAATAGAACAAGAATTTCTACCGACTTGCCTTGTCCTACGGCATCTGCTTGCTCTTGTAAATGCTTGACCGCAGCGGTCATAGATTCTATGCGTTCGGGAATGGACAGCATCAAGATACTGAACTTAATTTCACTTGCTAGTACTGGCATTAAACATAGTCTCCATATCAAATTTATTAGTCTTACGGCGTTCATAAGTTTCACGATCCACATTATACATTTCACGATTCTCGTTGCGAGCATGAAGCGTATCAAATGGATCAGATGTCCATTGATGTTGAATGATGCATATATCACATTTAGCAAGTTTTCCTATTGCGGAACATACCTGCGTTTGTTCGTCATCACAATAAAGTGACAAATATTCTGGATTGTAGATATATCCAAATTCTCGATAAAGAGGAAATCCCATAACAGTCAGGGTCATAAGCAAATCATCCTTTGGTCTCAATCCATCCCAAAACTTAACAGCACCATAAAAATCAGGAAAGCATTGAAAAAATGAATTGAAAATATATTCATCATATCCCATCTGCATAGGCATCATATCATCGGAAGCCAAAAGAAGAACATCCCCATCCACTTCCTCCATATTAGCATTACAAGCCTCAATCTTGGTTTTGGAATCGCCATAAAACCATTTGATATTGGCGTTCTTGGAACGAGTGGTTAACCACTCTTTTATGGAGTCATTGTTCATCGTCTCGTCGTTTGTATCCATAGTAATGATAAATTGAACATCGTGTCGTCCACTTAAAAAAGTAAGATAACGACTAAAGACAGTCTTGAATTTTTCGGGTCGATTTCGAGTTGGAAATTTAATTACTAATCTACTCATTTATTTACTCCAATTTATTATACAGTCTTCCTAGAAAATAAACAATCCCAATAATTCATACCAGAACCATTATCGGGATATCTATCCATTTGAATTATATTATAGTATTTTTCAATATTTGAGATACAAGAATTGAACATACTGTCGTGCAATTCTTTAAAACAATGTTCGTGAAATTCTATGGACATTTGTTTAGCAACTGGATTAAAATTAGAATCTGCTAGTATTTTATACTCCGATCCTTCAATATCCATTTTCAAAACATCAATGTCAGAATTCAATTCATTCTTAATATCAGTCAAAGTAATCATTTCTATTAAATTATGAAAATAATTCATATTTGCTATATGTGTGACATGACTTGCTGTTCTATCTTGTGTTAGTATTGGAGTAGTATGTCCATTTTTATCACTTAAAGCCTTTTTGTTAAAAATATCAATTTCTTTTGGAACTTCCATATCTTCAATATCTAAACAATAAACTTTATTGCCTAATTTTTTCATTTCTAAAGCAAATTTCCAATTCCTACAACCAGCATCTATAGTCCATCCATTAGATAGCAAATCAGTTTCAATCGTATGACCATGTAAATTAATTAACATAATTAATAACTTTCTCTTCTATTATCTTTTCTAAAATATCAAACTTAGATCCTTCTTCTATTACATCATCCCATTTATTGTGCCAATGCCATGCAAATGCGCCGTCATATAAGTCAATTTCCCCCATATTTTTCATTGAATTGAATCTGCTCTTCCGTATTGGAGGATTTTTACACTCACTCCATTCTGTATTGAACCAAGAACATGGCAGATATTTTAAATCATCTGATATTATTTTTCCATATAAACCACTTCCCCAGCAAGTACTATTTGGTTGTGGTGGTATCATTCTTAATTGTTTTAAAAATTCAAAAGATGTTTGTGTATTTTTTTCCAATCTCATAATTGCACCATTGTAATACATATTAGGCTCGTCATTTGTTGTTCCAGAATCTCCCCATTGATACACAAATGAAAGTTCAGAAAGAGGACTCAAGTCTCGCAAAACACACATATCCATATCAAGATAGAATCCACCATATTTAAACAAACATACGATTCTAAAAAAATCACCACCCAAATAGCACTTTTCGTCATCAATAAAAACAGATTTAAAATAAGGAATATGAGATTCCAATGGAGTACCAATCAATTCTTTCAATGGATTCCATATCTTGTGTGTTATGTATTTTGCATAAGGTTTTAGTAATTCGTGTTCACTCAAATCAACATTAGACCATAAATTGATTTGATAATTTTCAGAATTATGCAATTCATGATTTGCTATTATGGATTTGATAGGAAGCATTTGCTTTCTCTCAAAAACTCTTGGAACTCTCCAATACAAATTAAAAACCATCTTTTCTTTGGTTCTATATGGTTTTAATGAGTTGGCATATGCCAATGACTCTATCCACTTACCATCTTCATAACAATATAAGTCTCTATTATCTTTAAAAGATATCACAATTTTTCTCCATAATATAAAATTTCTACTTATTCAGATTTGCGTTTGCCTCTACCCATATGGTATTTAGGTTCCAAAGTCCAATCCACCTTCTCTTTATGCGACAAAATCTTTATTTTACTTAAAGGTGCTTTTGGTTCTGCATCTGATGGACGAACAATCTTCAACAATCCCCATTCTTCTAACAGACCTGCAATAGTATTTCGTCGTTCTGTGTCCTCATCACTAATAGATGTAGGAAGATCATCCATTGCAAACATTTCCTTGAAGTGAACAATGTAATATTTTCCTCTTTTATGAAGAATATGGCAACTTTGCCATAACTTCTTATCCTTTTGGGAAGATACTCCAATTCGAGTAAGAGTTTCTCTTATCTTTAGAAAATCATCAGGTTTAATAAGACTAACTTCAAGCAAGTCTTCAGGGGTTATATCAATATAAACTTCGTCTTGTTCCATTACAAATCACTCCTTTAGTAAATCTACACAAGACTATTTAGATTTTCCTAATTTTCCACCAATGGAGATGAGTTTTTGAATCTCTACTATTGCTTCTTCTGATAAGACTCCAAGTGCTTCTCTTGCCTTTTTTGCCGAGAATCCATAGTAAGTAATAAGAGCCGCCACACGGTCATCCTGCTCTCTTTTAATCCATTTGGAGAACCTTTTGCGAGGACGAACAGCAAACCGCAGAAAGTCAAAATGAAGTTTAGGATCAATGTGTGGTCGAGTATTCATCTCGTTTGAAGCAAACAGGGTATCGGGAAAATACGACATACACCTAGTTACCACAAAAGCAGGATATGACTGCTTGGCATAATGCTCATTCTCATCCAACATTCCTTCTTTTGTGGTATTGATTGCATTTAAATATTCACCTAATTGGGTACTCATTTAAACTTACACTCCATCATTAGTTGAACCACACAAGCAGTAATGTTTATCTCTTGATCGGTTGCAAATGCTCCTTTATACTGATAGTCTGCCAATATAAGAATTGCCTGTGGAATGCTTCCACCCTCAAGAGTTTCATATAACGAGTCATAGATTGCCCTGAAGATTCGTGTTTGATCGTTGTCTAGGTTTTCCACCACCCACTTACGAACACCTGAAAACTCTTTTGTTTTCATACACTTGATTAAGTCTTTAACTTGCACATCAGCAAGAGTTTGAAGTATTCCTACATCAATCTTGCCGTTTGCCGAATATCGTTGAAGTTCGTTTAAAGTTCTTCTGAAGTCAGGAAAATACTTGGAAACTAATTGAGCAACCACCTTCTTATCGTACTTTATACCTTCATTTTGCAATACAGTTTCTGCTCGTTTCATAAATTGCATTGCAAGTGCAGGTTTTTCTTTTTGAGGAATCCTAAAATCAATAGGAGTACATCGAGAATGTAATGGTTCAATTACCCGATTCTTAAAGTTACAAGTTAAAATGAATCGACAATTCTCTGCAAATTCTTCAATGAATCCTCGAAGAGCAGGCTGGGTTGATTGAGCATTTGAATAATCGAACTCATCAAGTATAACTACCTTCTTTACTCCTTCTTGAAGAGAAACAGTAGAAGCAAAGTTACGAATTCGAGTCCGAAGAGTATCAATATTTCCATCTTCGGAACAATTAACCATTATCCAATCGCAATCTAAATCCTTACACAATGCCTTCGCAACAGAAGTCTTACCACAACCTGCTCCTCCTGATAAGAGAAGATTTTGTGGTGATCCTTGCGTGACCATTTCTTGAAAGATGTTTTTTAAAGCCTCTGGAAGAATACAATCCTCAATAGTTTGGGGACGATATTTTTCAACGAATAAAAAATTACGAAACTCTGCGTGTGAATTATCGATTTTCATATATACTTTCGGGTCTATATCTTTCAAGAAAGGAACAGGATGGGCATTATTTACAAACTAACAAACAAACTAAACAACGATTTTTATATTGGAAAAACTGAAAAGTGCTTATCTAGAAGAATGAAAACGCACAAAAAGGCTTGGAAAGCGAAAACTCAAACTCATCTTTATCGTGCGTTTGATAAATACGGATACGAAAACTTCTCATCAGAAATTCTAGAAGAAGTGACGGACAATTCAACTCTATCCAATAAAGAGATTGATTATATTTCACAACTCAAACCTCATTATAATATGACCAAGGGAGGAGATGGAGGAAACACCACACTCATAATAACAGAAGAGTGGAGATCAAAACTTTCGGAACGATCAAAGGGCAAAAACAATCCAATGTATGGAAAAATTGGAACACTCAATCCCAATTTTGGTAAAAAATACGGAGAAAATCCAAAAATATCAAAAGCACTATCCAATGCCTGTGTATGTGATGGAATTTCTTTCGAGTCCATTGGTTTAGCAGAAAAATACTTCATTGATAAAAATATACCCGTTTCTGTTAGAAAAAGATTAGACAGTAAATATCATCCAACTTGGTTTCGCATTCGTCCAAAAAGATACTATCCTAGTCAAGCCTCGTAGGTAGATTCCGTGTTCAATGCAATCCAATAAGCAAGAGGTTCATTCTTGTTTGTAAATTGACTAACAATCTTTTCTGAAATCGAAACCTGATAATCTCCGGGCAGAATTTTTAGATTGTCTGTATCAAATACAAAATCAAATGTTGCTGCACTTGTATTCTTTCCAACTACAACAGCATAAAAATTAGAAGTAGGATCTGTTTTATCTGTTGCAGCAATCTCGATATTCTCTCCGCATTCAGAAGATCGAACACACAAATGTGGAGCCTGAAGAACAGAAGCCGCCTTCACAATTTCTGCAAAATCTTTTTGCTTTAATTCAAAAGAAACAACTGACTTTGGCATTGTAATCTTCTTGCTTGTTGTATTAACCAAGCGAGGATCACAATAATAATATCGAACGCTTGAGTCTGTGCCTTGTATTGTTACATAATTTTCTTCAAACACAAACTCTGGTTCTTTAAACAAACTTACTGTTCCAAGAAACTTATTCAAGTCCCATATTGCAAATGGTTGTTTAAACACCTCATTCACTCTTGCCTCGGCAAGAATATTCTTGCTTGCGGAAAGAGTGTTAAGAACACTTCCTGCGGGAACTAACAGTCCTGTATTGATCGCAGAGAAATTCTTGAGAATATCAAGAGTCCTCTTCGATATCTTAATACTTGCGGTCTTCGTCATTGTAGTCATCATATTCCTTTCTTCCTGAGTTAATATCACCTAAAAAACCATCCAAACGTTGTTTATCTTCGTGACGACGAGATTTTTTATCTCTACGCAATAAACCCTTTCGAGCTTTCTTTGCGGATCTGTCGTTATCGAAGAATTCTCTTTTGTCTTTTTCCCTGTCCATTTTAAAAATCCCCAACATCACTTATAAGATTTCGTAACCCCTTATGTATCATGTAATCCAAAACTTTCGCTCTAGATTTTTTTGCTGGAATATTCCATTCCGAAAGAATCTGCGATTCGTATTGAGCAGGAGTATTCAATAAATTTATAAGAGTACTATTACGATTCCAATTCACCTCATATTTATGCTCTACTGTTCCTGATTGAGCATAGACTTCTAATATTTCGCTTATTCTTTTTTTTGTAACAGGACTTTGGCGTTTTTCTTCATCTATAAAAACATCATCATCAGAAAGAATATTAGGAACACCATCCGAGGAATCTCCTCGCAAAATATGTTCGAATAAAAAATTCTTTGGATTTGAATCTGTTATAAACTTCTTTTGCATAGGAGAAAATTGTCGCACATCAGGATGAATATGCAACTGAATAAAATCCTTATCTCCACTCAAAATAAGTATTGGTTCTTGCTGTGCAAAATTCTTACACATAATTCCGATAATATCGTCTGCTTCACATCGAGCAACTTTAAGAGTCTTATAGGGGAAAATCTCCTCTACTTCTTTTTGAATAGTATTCATTATTTCATAAAATCTGCGCCAAGTATCAGGATTATCTTTTCTTGTTTTTTTTCTGCTTGCTTTATAGTGAGGAAAATAATCTTGTCGCCAAGACGGACCAGAGTCTTGACAAATAACAAGTTCTCCATAATCCGTTTTAAACTTATTTCGATATGTTCGATAGCAGTTTAGTACAATGTGACGAACCAAATCTTCGTCTATTGATGCAACATCCATTCTTTGAGAAAAAATGGCAGACATAAGAACTTGTGTGTTATCTACTAGAATCATACGGTTTCCTTATACGATTTCACAAGAATACAATGCTTATTGATTCGACCACTAGGCGTTGTTGATTTTGTTTTTAGGGAGTCCAAATATTCACCTATATTATGGTTTTTAATTTTCTGCGATTGCTTTATGAGATCTGCTGGTTTGCGTACAATCTTTTCTTTTGATCGGTCTACACTAAATCCTATAATAGTCGATCCCTTAACTATCAATCCTTTTGCAGGATCAAGTGCAACCATCAGAGTTGCTTTTTTGTTTTTTGTGTTGAATATCAGAAGTGACTGACATCCTATTATACTACAAGGATCGCAGGAGTCAATACCATATTCCGTACTTTTTTCGCAGTATTTTAAACTTTTGACTAATTGTTCTGGCGATTTAATCTTTTGTTTTCTAGGTTTTCTATTTGAAATAATTGTGGTTAAACACGACCCAAATTCTTGTTTTGCAGATTCAAGTTCTGCAATTATTTTCTTTATTCCACTTGGTTTCAAATAAGAGTATCCTTCAGATAGTTGAGGATCTTTTTTGCTTTGTGCCAACCGCAAATCAACAAGACTTTTTTCTATTCTATTAGTGATAATAGTAACAATAGGACGACTCCAATCAGTCTTTTTAATCCAATCAATAAGACCACAATTTTTCTTTTTATTGCTAATTGCACACTCATATAAGCAGTCGAGAATAGGTTCAAACTCACACAACAAAACATCTGCTTTTGCTTGAATACGATTTTTAATAGATATTTCGTTTATCGGCGCTTGTGACTTACAAGTTGCCAAGAGTTCTGCTATCCCCTTCTCCACCAACGCAGTATATGTTGCATCAGGAATCCATCCACGAGACAATAATCTGCAATAGGGAGCAATTGTTTTAATTTCTGGCTTTCCTCCTCGTACACACATATCGGCATCTGAAATTCTTCCATTCTCTGTAAGATAAGCAACAATCCATTCCTTTGCTTTAGGAAGTTTGAAATTTTGCCTATACCAATACATCGCCTTTTCTACTTCGGAGTATTGATCTTCATTAGAAGCAAAAACTTTACCCTTTAAGGTAGGTTCATATCCTCCTGCTAAGATGCGAGCGTATTTTTCTTTTTTAGATGATTTATTGATCATTGTTGACATAGTTTGCTGAAGTTTTTAACTTTCTTGAAGACCATTACATTTTGAAACTTATCTAGTAATTGATCTGACTTGTGACTAATAACAAATACATTATTCGTTGTTCCCATATTTTGAAGAATTTTAATTACTTCTTCTGTACCAACTGCATCCAAAGAAGAATCAAAAACTTCATCCAAAATAAGAAGGTTGGTGTTTGCTGAATTTTTCATTTTGGCGATATCTCTCCACGCCAACAAAAGAGCAAGATCAATACGAAGTTTTTCTCCTTCGCTGAAGTTGTCATAGCAAAACTCATCACGAAATCGACTCTTTATGATTTCTACAAAGTCCTCATTAAGAGTAAATTGAGCAAAAAAGTCCATAGACACTAAATACTTGTTTATTATTTTATTCAAAGCAGGAATATACTTTCGAATAATCTTTCGTTTAATTCCGCTGTCTTTAAGAAGAACGGCCGCAATATCCATAAGATGAAGTAATTCTACTCCTGATTTCTTTTGAACATCTGCTTCGTCTTTTTCTCTTTCAATTTGCAAGAGCATATCTCTTTCAATTTGAAGAGAGTCCATCTCTCTTTTAGTTTTATCTTGAAACTCTCGCAACTGTCGTATATATCGTTTAGAACTATCAGAAGCAGTATCTAATTTAGCAACTTCTTGTAATTTAGACTGACGAAGAACCACAACAGAAGATGCAATTTCTAGTTCTGTTTGTGTTTGCTGTATCATCTTGGTCATTTTCTCTATAGCATCATCAAGTTCAGTTTTTCTGTCTTTCTTTTTTCCAACCATTCCATCACGAAACTCTGCATCAATAGACTGTCTGCACACAGGACAATCTGTATTGTCTCTGTAGAATATAATCTCTTCTTCTGCTTTCTTTATACCACTTATCATTTGTTTACGCAAGCCAACAAGAGTAGTATACGATTCTCGTTGTTTTTCTACTGCTTCCACTCCTGCGCTAAGACCAGAGATTTCGGTTTGAATAATAATTTTTTTAGAAAGTATATCGTCAAGTGTAGCTTGTTCATCAGATTCTTGTTTTTTATATGATTGAAATTGCGATTCAGATTTTTCTTCAATTTTCTGAATCATATCTTTTTTATATTCAATTTTATTTTTTAATCCCTCTGTAACAGATTCTACACGACGCATTTCTTCTTTTGTTTCCAAGACTCGTATTTTCAATCCCTCGTTCATTTTTGAAAATACATCAATATCTAAAATATTCTCAACAATGTTTCTGCGATCCGCCGCAGTTAATCGCATAAAGGGAATATAATTCGTCGATCCTAATATAACTACTTGACAAAATGTCTTGTAATTCATTTTTAGAATATGTTTTTCAAGAATCTGTTGATAATCTTTTACAGAAGCAGTTTGATCTAACTGAACTCCATCCTTTTCAATTAGAAATATTTTAGGAGAAAGTCCTCTAATAACCTTATATTGACTTGAATTGGTTTCAAATTCAATTTCCACAATACAATCTTTTGCATTTATAGAATTCACCGCCTGTGTAATATTAATGTTACGAAATAACTTACCGAACAAGACAAAAGTAAGAGCATCCAACATTGTAGTCTTTCCCGCTCCGTTATCTCCGCAGACAAGGGTGGTAGGAGACTTATCTAATTGAACATCAATGAATTGATTTCCTGTACTTAGTAAGTTTTTCCAACGAATTTTATTAAATGTAATCATTGTTTAATAGTTTCATTCGCAAGACATTCTGTATATAAATCAAGAAGCAAAGATTTCAATTTGTTTGCATCTCCTATATTTTGAAGACTGTCTATTTCTTTATTGATAAGAGAAACTGTATTTTCGGACAAATCAACATCTGTTTCCTCTGATCCAAAATCAGGAATAAAATCTTCAATTATAGTGACACCATTCGGCGATGCTCCATATATTCCATCAACAAACTTCTCGAAAAGATAAGGTTTGGTTTTTGCTTCCACTAGAATTCTGACGAATTGTCCCTTGACTTTTTCTTCAGGAATTGCTAATGGAGCAGTTTCAATCATATCCGTATCATTATACCTAATCTGCAAGAAAATGGTATAGGGATTTCTGATAAATTCTAATTCTCCTGTATCCGTATCAAGAATATGAAATCCTTTCTTGTCGCCGTAATCACTCATCGTTATTTGATATGGACATCCCAAGTAATGAATATTTTCTTTTGAATGCTTTCCGTGAAAATGTCCTGTATAGACAGCACGAAATTTAGAAAATACATCAGACTCCATTCCACCTTGAAATATTGTAGTGCGTAAAACATTGAATCCATTCAATTCCAAATGTCCACATAATATTTCTGCATTTACATTTTTAATAAATTCCAAAGACTCTGCTTGATTTTCTGAATTAATCCACGGAAGTAATGCTATCGGCGTTCCATCGAATATTTCAACAGTCGGTTTTGTGTGTACTATAAATTTATCTGTAAATAATTCTTGAAGGGAATTAACATCACTTCTATTCTTATAGAAGATATCATGATTACCAAGAATAACGTGCATCTTTGCACGACTTGTTTCTAGTCTATCCACAAATCCACTTCGAACAGCATTGAGTGTTTGAAAATTAACAAACTTACGGCGATCTAAAAAATCACCTAAATGAATTATTGTATTGATATTATGAGTTTCGATGTAAGGAAAAAATACCTCACCAAAGAACTTCATAAAATATTCAAGAAACACAGGAGAATCATTTCTTGCTCCGAAATGAGTGTCACCTATAATTGCAATCTTCACTCTTTTTTACCCTTTGGTTTAATTTTCTTTGTTGCAGTTTTCTTTTTCACTTTAGTCTTTTCCTCTGATTTTTCTAATTTTTCTTCTTCTTTCTTTTCGAAAGAAAGTACATCATTCTCTGTTAAGAATGTTGGAACTGTTTCATATCCACCTGGTTTAAGAAAGTTTTCTCGAAACCATCTTCGTGTACCAGAATCCACATCAGAATCTTCGATCTTCTTTAATTTAATATAAGCCTGTTTCTTTTCCTTTTGGATACGACGAAGAAAGGCGTAGTAAATTATTTGAGTAAAATAAGAAAAAGGATTAGTTGATTTTTCTGGATCAAAGTTGTAAGCATAAAGCAAACAATTTTCGACTCCATCGGATTGCATTTCGTCTCGATATGGATAATTCATAAAATTAGGCTTGCGAGACAAATGCTCTGCAATCTTCATAAAACAAGTTCCAATATATTCAGTTATAGGAGGATGTTTCTCTCCTGCTTTGTCTGCCACATCGACAAGAACTTTCCAATCCTTCATTGCAACAAAAAACTCTTGGTTATTAATATAATGATCGCTTTTTCGTTTAGCCATCTAAAACCTTTCATAATAAAGTATACACTAATCTAGTCAAAAGTCAAGCACATTACTTGAATTTACAATATTTAAATCTAATATTTTAATTTAATATTTTAATTTATTTTTTATTTTCGTCCTGTGGAGGTTCGTCAATATAATCTTTTAAATATGGAGACCAATCTTTTATATCATTTCCAAATTGATCGTTTTTCTTTTCTGCTTCTGGTGGTTCTACCCATTCTGCTTTTGTGGTCTTTTCTTTGGGTTTTTGTTTTTTAGGTGTTTTTCTTTTTTTAGATTTTTTGAACTCTTCTTCTGCTTCCATAAGTTCATCTATAAAATCAGCACTCATAAAATCAGAAACACAATCTTTAAGATAATCTATAAATCCTCTTTCAATCCAATCAACCATTATTTCATTAGGAATAGCAACGGTAAATTGCACCATAGGAGGCATCTTTCCACGATTCGGAGGAAATGGAATTTTACCAAATTCTCCAAATTGATAGGGAACTAAAGGAGCAGATTCAGAAGTCTTTTCTCTTTTTGGAAAAGGAATATCGCATTCCTTCATAAGTTTTTCCAAATCTTTATAGATTCCTTCTGAAAGTTTTTTCATTTCTGCATCTGGTATTGCAGACGGAGGAGGCGAAGAATTGGTTGCAGCATCGTCCATATTCATTTGCTTTTCATACAAAACAATAACATCAGCATCAGGAGGCAAATCCATAACAATAAAATCAACCGGAAGATTTGCTTTTATGTCGCTGGAACTTCCCAACCAACTATGCAAATAAGTCATGTTTCTTTTTGATCCTGTGTAAGGATCGACTGCAAGACTTGTAACAATTTTCATTGGACGATTAATAGTAATCTTGCCTCGTACTTTTCCTACGATCTCTGCAACTAATTCTTCTCCACTTCGAAGTTTAAATACTCGTATGTTTAATTTCTTTTTTCGTGCCATTGGGTTCTCCTATTTTAATTCGTACCAATCGATAATTGAATCCTTCCGAATCATACAGGCGCATTCTTTCTTTCATATGCCTATATGTGTGATTTATCCAAGACTTCCAACTTAAATCATCTCCAATATCATATAACCTTGCAACGATTTTATTTTCTGCTACTCGCAACTGTCTTCCAATACTCTGTAGAACTCGTATTCTAGACTTTGAAGGAGAAGCAAAGATAATATTGTGTAGTCGTTTAACAGAAATTCCTGTAGAGAAAACTCCATACGAAGCAATGATAATTGCATCTGATTCTGTTTCAACTATTGCTCGTATGCGTTCACGCTCCT